GTATCAGCAATCTGGTAATGCAAATTCTGCATTAGGATGGGATGCATTATCTGAGTCCAATGGAGATAGAGTGTGCGCCATAGGTTTTCAGTCTGGCAAAAACAATACAGGGAATGACAATGTTTTTATCGGAGACAATTCTGGAAGCTCTAACATTGGAAACAATGTATTAGCAATAGGAAAGCTTTCCGCTGAATCAAATAATTCTAACAATGTTATTGCTATCGGAAATAGCGCCGCTAAAACAAACACAGCTTCAGAGATAGTTGCTATAGGAGGGTCAGCTCTTGATCAAAACTCTAAGCAGGGTTCTATAGGAATAGGTTTGAACGCAGGAGTTAGTAATTCCGGAGATGAGTTAATTGCAATAGGAAGAGAAGCTGCCATAACTAACTCAGGAGCCAATGTGATAGCTATTGGTCCAGAGACAGCATCTGGCAATATAGGAACAGGGGTTATAGCTATGGGGTTTGGAACTGGAACTGGGAATACGTTCAATAACGTAGTATTACTTGGAGACAGCGTAACCGCTTCAGCAAACAATCAAATGGTTGTCCTTGCTAATACATCTGTAAATATAAAGGCTGCAACCGATTTTAATAATGTTACTGCAGACAGAGTGGTAAATTTCCCTGATGCTGACGGTACAATGGTTCTGTCCGTAAATGGAACCGCACCAAATGCGGCAGGAGATGTTACTCTTTCTGTTGGCGCACCATATCTTGTATGGAGTGCAAGGGTTCAATATAGTGGAGGTAATCTTACTGTGATGCAGCAACTTGAAAATACAACAGGGGCTACAATTGCATTTGCTTCTGCATTTGGCGGGGTAACAGCAACTGCAAGTTCGCCTATATTTACATCTGCTAACGTAGCATTTGTAATGCCTTCTTCTTATACAGGATCAGCTTCATTGTATACTGTTTTGGGATTTTTCTCAAGCACAACTGTTATGAATATATTTTCTTATGACTCTTCAAACACTTTAGCTACAGAGAATAATAAACCATTCTTATTAGAAATTAGGATTTATCCATAATGAATGACATCAGAAAGATATCAATTGGCCCCGACTACAAAAGCGGGGCCATGCATTACATAGTTGGTCAACCAGTATTGGGGGACACGCATGTAATTCATTTGATAAAGTATGATGAGAGTAAGGGTTCGTTCAAGATATATATAGAGACTAAAAGTAATGAGGTTTTTCTATGGAAGGAGTTTACTCCTGACGTTCCAATTTCAATTGAATATAATATAAATTTCTAATGCAATCTCCGTTTAACTTCATAGTGAAGCCAGTAAACGGAAAGCGATACGAGAACACAAAGAAGGTAGGGGATCTTGATTTAATCGTGAACACTTCGGAAGAAGACCACAGATTCTCTAACAGGTACGCAGAGGTTATCGCTGTTCCGATGTATTACAATGGCGAGGTGTCCGTAGGGGATATCCTTCTTGTCCATCATAATGTATTCAAGTACTACAACGACATGAAAGGTAATCAGCGTAGCAGCTGGAACTTTTTTATGGACGACATGTTCTTCGTAGAGGAGGATCAGTTCTTCTTATATAAGCATGACGATAAGTGGAGGTCTCATGGTAGGTTCTGTTTTGTAAAGCCAATTCAGACAAAGCAAACTGACATATACAAGCCGGTAAGCGAAGAGCCGCTAATGGGTACTATAAAGTATTCAAACTACGAGCTTGAGTCAATGGGGATCAATGAGGGGGATGAAATATGTTTCAAGCCTGACAGCGAATATGAGTTTCACGTGGAACAAGAAAAGCTGTACAGAATGTTCACCAGCCAAATAGCGATTAAACTGTGATACTTAAATTTATACTAAGAAAGATAATAGAGTACTACGATCGCAGGGGTACCAGATATTTGAACTAACTTACATAGGTATGACAGACTCTAGAGAAATAAAGCTAAGGATAATAGAGGCCGGCAGAGCTGCCGTAGAGGAGCTGATTAAGGTGGCTAAGGAGGATATCATCAAGCCGAATCTTGATGACGAGCTTGCTGCAGATAGATTAAAGAATGCTGCAGCTACTAAGAAACTTGCCATCTTTGATGCGTTTGAGATATTGAATAGGATAGAGGCTGAGAAAGAAGGATTAGAGATGATAGATAGAGGAGTATCAAGAGTAGAATCAAAACAAGGATTTGCAGAGAGAAGATCAAAATAGCTTATATGTAGTACTTAAGGACTATGTTCCTTCAGGTATTGTAGCCAAGAAAAATATTTCTAGGAGCTGGGTCTATGGGTATAATGAAAAGTATGACCTAGTTGTTATATCAAAGACTGGCCAGATAGGACAGATCGTACCAAGAGAGTTCAAGGAAAAATGGGTAGACTATATCGAGTCTGAATTTGACCGACGCGAGTATGGGGTGTGGTTTATGAATAGCGGAGACCCTACCTACATAACGGGATCCCATTACATGTATCTTCAATGGACGAGCATAGATGTTGGATACCCAGATTACAGGGAGGCTAATAGGATATTCTATATATTCTGGGAGGCGTGCAAGGCCGATGACAGGTGCTTTGGAATGGTGTACCTGAAGATCAGGCGCTCTGGATTCTCATTTATGGGATCATCGGAGTGCGTTAATACGGGTACGATTGCAAGGAACTCTAGGCTAGGCATCCTGTCAAAGACCGGTGCCGACGCCAAGAAGATGTTCACGGACAAGGTTGTGCCCATTGCCAATAGGCTTCCATTCTTTTTCAAGCCTATTCAGGATGGAATGGATAAGCCAAAGACAGAGCTTGCGTTCAGGGTTCCTGCGTCCAAGATCACAAAGAAGAACATGTTTGATACGGAGGACGATGAGATCGAGGGACTTGATACATCCATTGACTGGAAGAATACGGAAGAGAACTCATACGATGGAGAGAAGCTGAGGCTTCTGATTCATGACGAGAGCGGCAAGTGGGTCAAGCCAAATAACATTCTAAATAACTGGAGGGTAACTAAGACGTGCTTGAGACTTGGTAGCAAGATCATCGGCAAGTGCATGATGGGGTCTACATCCAATGCCCTGAACAAGGGAGGAGATAACTTCAAGCAGCTTTACGAGAACTCCAATGTCAAGGTAAGGAACTCGAACGGACAAACCAAAAGCGGTCTATACTCTCTGTTCATACCAATGGAATGGAACATGGAAGGCTTTATCGATAGATACGGCATGCCTGTCCTGAGAACTCCATCGGAACCTGTAATAGGGGTTGATGGGGTAAAGATAAAGATCGGGGCTATAGACTACTGGGAGAATGAGGTGGACTCTCTGAAGAGCGACGCTGATGCGTTGAATGAATTCTACAGGCAGTTCCCTAGAACAGAGTCTCACGCTTTCAGGGATGAGAGCAAATCATCAGTATTTAACCTCACCAAGATATACCAGCAGATAGATTATAATGACTCTCAGATAATGGATCATGTGGTCACAAAGGGCAACTTCCATTGGAAGGACGGCATAAGGGATACCACTGTCATATTCAGCCCAGATACAAGGGGCAGGTTCCTAGTCAGTTGGACCCCATCAAAGGGGCTGCAGAACAGGGTGATAAATCGCAATGGGGTGAAGTACCCGGGCAATGAGCACATAGGCGCTTTCGGATGCGACCCTTATGATATATCAGGGACGGTAGGTGGTGGAGGATCAAAAGGATGTGCTCATGGCGCTAGTATTCTATGGCATGCCAATCCTTGCGGAGAACAATAAGCCTAGGCTGCTGTACCATCTGAAGAACAGGGGGTACAGGGGGTTTGCTATGAACCGGCCGGACAAGGTGTACAACAACCTATCTAAGACCGAGAGGGAGATAGGGGGTATTCCTAACAGCTCAGAGGACGTAAAGCAATCTCATGCTGCCGCCATACAGTCATACATAGAGAAGCATGTAGGCTTGGATACGGAAGGTAAGTACAGGGATGCCGACCTTATGGGAACGATGCCATTCATCAGGACTCTGGAGGACTGGGCGAAGTTTGATGTGGAGGACAGGACAAAGCATGACGCATCCATAAGCTCAGGATTAGCCATAATGGCTACCCAAAAGCATATGTATCAGCCTGAGAAAAAGCAAAGCAAAATAAGTATTAACTTTGCTAGGTACTCCAACCGGGGCAATACTAGCGAATTAATGAAATAATGAAGGAAGTATCAATAAACATTTTATCTACCGGCTTCCCAAGTCAGTTCGTTTCTGACAGCGTGAAAGCATCGGAAGAGTTTGGCCTTCAGATTGGTCAGGCTATCCAATACGAATGGTTCCGCAAGGATGGCAACCAGTGTCGCTACTATAACCAATGGAGAGACTTCCATAAACTGAGGCTATACGCCAGAGGTGAACAATCTGTAGCCAAGTATAAAAACGAATTGGCTGTTGACGGAGATCTGTCTTATTTAAATCTGGACTGGACACCAGTTCCCATCATACCTAAATTCGTTGACATTGTTGTTAATGGCATGTCTGATAGGCTTTTTAAAGTTAAGGCGTACGCTCAAGACGCTATGTCGCAATCGAAAAGAAGCAAGTATCAGGATATGATTGAAGGGCAGATGGTTGCTAAAGACATCTTGCTTACTATACAGGAGAACACAGGGGTTGATCCATTTACCATGGATCCAGATAAGTTACCTGCTGACGACGAGGAGCTTTCATTATATATGCAGCTGAACTACAAACCAGCTGTTGAGATAGCGGAGGAAGAGGCAATCAATACTCTCCTTGACGAGAATAAGTATTACGACATGCGCAAGCAGTTAGATTACGATCTAACAGTATTGGGAATCGCTGTAGCTAAACACGAGTTCTTGCCCGGAGCGGGCGTTAAGATTTCATATGTTGACCCCGCTAACGTGGTGTACAGCTATACGGAAGATCCTCACTTCAAGGATTGTTTCTATTGGGGAGAGATCAAGACTATCCCTATCATTGAACTAAGGAAGATAGATCCATCCCTCACTAATGAGGATATGGAAGAGATATCAAAGTACAGTCAAAGCTGGTACAATTACTTTAACGTAGCTCAGTTCTATGAGAAACTACAAGACTACGAAGACCTTTACCTACAAGAAAAAGATTCTTGAAGGTGGAGGAGCTAAGGTGATAGAGAAGGATGACACATTTAATCCTCCTGTAGATATGATGGAGGAGGGTAAGTTCGAGAAAATAACCAAGACCATTGATGTGTGGTATGAGGGGGTTATGATTATGGGTACTAATATTCTTTTGAAGTGGGAGCTTGCAAAGAATATGGTTCGCCCGAAATCATCCAGCCAGCATGCCATACCTAATTACGTAGCAGTTGCACCTAGAATATACAAAGGGGTTATTGAATCTTTGGTAAGAAGGATGAATCCTTTTGCTGACCTTATTCAAATCACCCACCTAAAGCTTCAGCAGGTAATAGCAAGAGTGGTACCGGATGGCGTATTCATTGACGCAGACGGTTTGAATGAGGTTGACTTGGGTACTGGCGCAGCCTATAACCCAGAGGACGCACTCAGGCTATACTTCCAGACAGGTAGTGTTATCGGAAGAAGCTACACTCAGGACGGAGAGTTCAATAATGCTCGCGTCCCTATTCAGCAGCTTACCTCAAACTCAGGGGCTAGCAAGACCCAGATGCTGATAGCAAACTACAACCACTACATGGACATGCTTCGATCTGTGACCGGTCTCAATGAGGCTAGGGACGGATCTACGCCTGATCCTAACTCATTAGTTGGTGTTCAGAAACTAGCCGCTTTAAATTCCAATACAGCCACAAGGCATATACTAGACGCCAGTCTATATATATACAGGACAATATCCGAAGGCCTATCCTACAGGGTAGCAGACATACTAGAGTATGCCGACTTCAAGGACGACTTTGCCAATAAGATTGGTAAGTACAACGTATGGATGCTTAATGATATTAAGGATCTGTACATATATGATTTCGGAATCTTTATCGAAGTTTCTCCAGACGAGGAGCAGAAGGCGCAGCTTGAAGCCAATATCCAGATGGCTTTATCCAAGGGAGATATTAATCTTGAGGATGCTATAGATATCAGGGAGATCAAGAACATCAAGCTAGCCAATCAGCTGCTCAAGGTAAAGAGGATAAAGAAGCAGGAGAGAGAAGAGCAGATGGAGATGCAGAAACAAGCTATGCTTGCACAACAGAATATGCAGGTGCAACAGATGGCTTCTGAAACCGGTATGCAAAAGGTTCAGATGGAGACTCAGTGTAAAATGCAAATAATGCAGGCTGAGGTTCAATACCACATCCAGAGGATGCAGGCAGAGGCTGAGCTTAAGTCGAACCTAATGAGGCAAGAGTTCGAGTACAATATGCAGCTTGGAGGTATTAAAGAGAATATGATATCCAAAAGGGATCAGGAGAAAGAGAAGGCTAAGGCTGGAAGAATAAGCCAGCAAAATACTCAGCAGTCTCAACTGATCAACCAAAGGAAGAACAATCTGCCTCCACAGACATTCGAGTCTAATGAGGATAGCTTAGATGGATTCAGCCTTGAAGAGTTTGCTCCAAGATAGTATATTATTATTTTATATAACTTTGTAAAAATTTAATCTAATGGAAATTAAGGTAAGAGCACTTGATGCACAAGAGCCAAAGTCTGTTCAGGAAGTAGAGAAAGAATTGTTGGATAAGCATGAACAGCAACAAGAAGAGAGACAAGCCGAGCCAGCCCCAGAGGCAGATCCGGCACAAGAGGAAGAGTTAAGTGAGGAAAAAGTTCTTTCATATATTGGTAAGAAGTATGGTAAGGACATCAAATCTTTTGATGAACTTACGGCACATAGAGAAAGCAACGAGGATTTGCCTGAAGATGTTGCAGCGTACTTCAAATATAAAAAGGAAACCGGCAGAGGCATAGAAGATTTTGTCAAGCTCAATAAAGACTTTGACAAGATGGACTCAGATTCTCTGGTTCGGGAGTACTTAATGGCTACCGAGAAGGGTCTTGACGAAGAGGACATCGATGCAATGATGCAGGAATACAGCTACGATGAGGAGCTGGACGATGATTCAACAGTCAAGAAGGCTAAGATAGCTAAGAAGAAAATGGTTGCAAAAGCCAAAGACTTCTTCAACGAACAGAAGCAGACATACGGAAAGCCCCTTGAGTCAAGTACGGCTGGGATGTCTAAAGAAGAACGTGAAGAGCTGGAAGCTTACAAGCAATATATAAGTCAGTCAAAGACTTATGAAGAGGAATCCAAGCGTAAGACCGAGTGGTTCCAGAAGAAAACTGACGAGTTATTCGATGGCGAGTTCAAAGGTTTTGAGTTCAGCTTAGATGACAAGAAGGTTACTTTCTCACCCGGAGACGCTAGCGAAATTAAAAAGACCCAATCAAATCCATACAACTTTGTTACAAAGTTCTTGGATGACAATGGGATGATTAAGGACGCTGCAGGATACCACAGATCTTTGGCGGTGGCGATGAACCCCGAGCGTTTTGCTAAGTTCTTTTATGAGCAAGGCAAGGCAGATGCGGTTGAGGATATCTCTAAGAGATCCAAGAACATAGACATGGATATCAGAAGAGCTCCTGAATCAATGAATAAGGGTGGCATGCAAATCAGAGCGGTGGACAAAGACTCAGGGAGAAACCTGAAAATTAAAAGCAACAAGAAAAATTAACATTTAAAAAGTTTAAGAAATGCCAGCAGCATTACAACCAACGCCAACATACGCGCTCCAGCCATCAGCAGAGCAAGTACCTTTGGCTACCAACTACATCACCAACTTCGACTTCTTGAATCAGTATCTTCCTGATACTTACGAGAAAGAATTCGAGCGTTATGGTAACAGAACCATCGCATCTTTCTTGCGTATGGTAGGTGCCGAGATGCCCTCTAACTCTGACCTTATCAAATGGGCTGAGCAGGGTCGTCTGCACACAAAGTATATCGATTGCGCATCAGGTCAGGCAGCAGGTGCTGACACAGCGACAATCACAGTAAGTGACACATTGATCCCCGGTACTGGCTCTATCGCCATCCGTAAAGGTCAGACAGTTCACATCTCCAAGAATGGTGGTGCTCTTTACAACAAGGGTATCGTTATCGATGTTGATACAGTGAACAACACCTTCGACGTAGCTTACTACGAAGCTGGTGGTCAGACATTTGCTGCCGCCGATACTCTGACTGTATTCATCTAC